CTTGCCATTTGTTATCTCCTATATGTTTATTTACCTGAAACGAGGCCTGAAAAATCAGGCCCCTGTTTCATTATTGTCCGGCAGCAATTGCCCCAGTGTTCTTGATACGCAGGGGAATGTAGATGAATTCAACTGCTTTCACTGGCTCAATAGCAACGTCTACCCACAATTCATTGCGGTCAATACGTGCAGGAGTGTTGTTGCTCAAGTCACAAACAACCAAGTAATCATACAAGGCACGTTTGGCAACCAAGTCAATCATCAGGCTGTTGACACTGTTGGTGATCTGGTTACGTGTGATTGTGTCGTTGGGTTCGAACAAGTACAGTTTACCAATCTCTTCCAGGCGTCCACGCAAGAAACATACCAGACGTGCTACGTTGATACGATCCAGTGCTGTGGTTGTTGCAGTTGAAGTCTTGTTACCAAAGTTGGTGATACCAATTCCAGGAATGAACGTGATTGGATTAATATTGCGCTCATACAAGATGTCGCGTACACTTTGACTCACGCCAATTTGTGTGAACTCACCTGTGGTTGCTTCAATGTAACCAATTGCTGTGGCATTGTCCACAACACCACGACGTGTACCAGCAGGAGCAAACCATGGGTAACTTGCGGCATCACTACGCAGGATAGTGCGCACCATCATGTGGCTTGGTGGTTGTACAACTGTGTTGCCACCGAGGTCGCTGGTTTGACAACTTGGATAGAACACACCGCAGTAGTTGCTGGTTGCAATGTTGCCATCGCCGTTGGGCTGACCCAGGCCGTTGTTGTTGGTAGCAAATGCCACCAGGCTGTTGCCATCTGGGCCCAGGCGCATGGGTGTATCGCCCACAACAAACAGTGTGTTGTTGCGCTCGTTACTGAGTGCAATCATGTTTGGTGTCAACTCTGGATAAGCAGGTGTGGCAATAATGTTGTATTGTGTCTGCTCTTCACGTGCTGTGACGCTGGTATCAATACCTGACTTGAGTGCTTGCACAATGATTTGACGTTGCGCCAAGCGACCTGACCACATTGAGCCATTGTCTTTGTTGCCGCTTGCTGTGAGCCAGGTGTTGGTATTGATCAAGTCCCAGTATGTAGTATTGCTTGGTGCATGACCTGTTGTTGCCGCAATACAGACGTAAATGCCATTGTTGTAACTCACAAAGTCATTGTACATGTAAGCAGTGGTTGCTGAGTATGCATCAATTGCATAGTCAGTGGCTGTGGTTGTAAAGTAGTTTTGTTGGAAACTCTTGACATTGTAACCCGAGCGACGTGTGTTAAACAACAATGTACCTTGTGGGTACAGTGAAGGATTAGGCGCATCTGGATCCAAATAATCACTGGTCAACAAACTCACGATACTTGGCAATGGATCTGCTGAAGGATCTGTTGTGCCGTTTGTGCTCCAACGTGCATCAGCAAACAGGATACCATTCTGTGTGGTTTGATCAGTGGTGTCGATTTCTACCCATTGTGCAACACCGCTGACTGATTGCCAACGATACAGTTTAGGATAGTTTTCCAGATCACTGGTGTCAATCCACAGGGTACCAACTGCCAATGCACTTTCTGTGTTGGTTGTTGTACTATTGGTTTGTGTGGTAGGTGCTGTGGCGCTGATAATCGGGCCAGTAGCATTGGTCAAAGTCAAGTCGTAACCACGTACATCGTTGGTAACGTTTTGATAGCCCATCCATGCACCGTCGTCTTGAATCATGATATCAGCCGCATCAACTGCGCTGTAGTACCATAAACGACCATCTGCAGGCAACGAGTCTGGTGCGCTGCCACTGGCAGTGTAAGTGAACAACGGTGTTGACACAAAGTTACTGAGTCTCAATGCAGAACCGTTGGTTGCATGTCCCACTTGATCAGGTGCACCAATAGCAAAACCAGCAGTAGTAACTGGGGTGCCAGTTATGTTTTGTAGGTATATGGTACCGCCGGCACTGTGAGTAAACACAATGTTGCCCGCTGAGTTAACGCTGGCTGTTACATAAGCACTTCCGTAGGTTCCTGTGGCTGGAATATAAACGGCTGACACCGCCGAAATAAAGTTGGCTACTGTTCCTGTGCCACCAACAGTTACAACGCCTTGTGTCACTGTGGAAGTTCCTGGAGTGGTAAAGTTCATGCTAAAGATACCACCAGCAAATGCATTGCCTGTGGGCACTGTGGTTCCGGTTATTATGGTGGCGCCTGCGGTATAACGTTCAAAAATTGTGAGCGCCGCTGTGGGGATAGTAGTCTGCCAGTTGAATGTGGTAGTTCCCACATAAGTTGTTCCGGCTGGAATATTCTTTCCGCCGCCTGTGGGATCAAGTCCATAAACTGCAGAATTATCATTCGGATAAGCCGGGCAAGATTGTGCAATCCAGGTGCCAAGTGCGGCGCTGTATTGCTTGACCACTAGGCTCAAACCATTGTTGGCTGAACTTACGTTTTGCCATACACTACCAGTGGGTCTTGCGTTTAAAGGATCGATGCCTGAGCCCGAAATCCATTTGGGTTGTTGATAACTGTAACTAGGCAAGTATTGTGGAGCAGGATACTGACTTGCAGTAATGCCCAAGGTATTCAACAACTGAGTTCCTGAATTATTACCCGGTCGAATTTCGATAAAACCATCATCATCAAGTGTCGAATTGTCTGTGCCTGCGTCGCTGGTAGCATAGATATAAAGTTGACCATTTACTGCACGGGCTGTTATTCCATAGTTGGTTAATGCAGTAGTAATAGCAGAGGCAAAGCCTGTGACTGTGAGTGCTGTACTGTTGTCACCAACCGCCACTGTTTGCCCATTGATAATCATGTTGTATCCAGCTGGCAATGTTGTGACTGAATTTGTTCCTGCTACTGTGGGCCAAGATGTTTTCCAGGCATCACTTCCAACTATGTTCCAACTGTTGTTGTATTTTTTGTAATAAACAAAAGCGTGTTCGCTTACTAACGTCACTGCGTAGTCACCAATGTTACCAACAGTGGTCAACGGTGTACAATCGGCAATTTGATTGGTACCGTCTCCACCCACAACATCAGTTGTGTCTGTGATTATGATAGGAGTTTGTAGGTTGAATGTTTGTGTAGTAGCGTTCCACTCAAATATGCCCCAGGTGGAAAGTCCACTATCTAACCAGTAGTCACCATTGGGTGGTGTGCCCAATGGGCGAGTCAAACTGGCTGTGAGTGCAGTTAAGTCAACGTCGGCACGTTGTACATAACAACGATTGCTAACACCCAAGGCAGAATAAGCGGCAAGCAAGCCGTATTCGTTGAGTTCGTATCCGTTGATAGGAGTACCAGTTGTGGTGTTGTAGAAGAACGGTACACCAAAAGTCTGTGCCAAATCGCGTTGGCTGGTAATCAAATATGTTTTGTTTGCATTAGCGGCAAGAGTACCGGCTGCTACAGTGACCCCGTCACTGGATACTTTGTTTTGCGCTGTGGCAACCACAAAGTAAGGTACTGTGTTAACGGCTGAAGGGATATATTGACTCTGGTCAATTACTGTTACTTCTACGCCTGGTGATGTTAAAGCCATAATGGTTTCCTTTTCAAGTTATAGATATTTATTGGCAAATGCCAAAAACAGCAGAGTTGATCGCCCTTTGTCAAAGGTCCACCATAAATACGCCATGCAGAGACCCATTTGTCAGTCATGCCACCAACGCCCATGTGCTGTAAACTACATCAAAGAAGATGTTACACACTACAGATCAAGGTGCGAAAATTGTACTAGGAAAGAGCGAGGGCTGAAACCACGTGAGCCAAGGTGGAAGTCTGGGGGCTACAAGAAAAAACCCGCATGTGACAAGTGCGGGTTTAAGGCCAAACTGCTGACGCAATTATTGGTGTTTCATGTTGATGGGAATCTTAACAATGCAGAACAACGAAATTTAAAAACTGTTTGTCTCAACTGTATTGAAGTTATTAGAAAAACCGATGTTACATGGCGTCGTGGCGATCTTGAACCAGATTTTTAACCTGTTTATATAGATCATCCAGTGTGCCATTATTGTCTAGTATTAGATCAAATTCCGTACCAACCCAAGCAGTTTCGCTGGCATGAACTCCAAATTTTTCTAATTTTCGCTGACTCAATGCCCAGGTTGAGTTGCCATTGGCACCACGATTTACGCTCACTACCGCATCGTACCAAGCGGGTTCTGGACCTCGAGCGACTCTAATCACACGCCCACCTGCTTTTTTAATTGCACGGATTTCGTTGGGAAAACGGCAGTCCGAGATAACAACATCATCTTGACTGTGGCGCAGTTTGTTTTCCAAACTGGCAATCCAGATATCATCGTGGAACCCGGCTCTGCACACTTCTGTGCCCCAGTATTGTAAGATCCAACGTGGAGTGAGTGTGGGCATGTGCAGGCGTTCAGCCCACCACGGATCCACTTGTTCGCGCCATTCGCGGGCCTGTTTGGTGCGCCCTTCCAGCAGAGTTCTATCCCAACCAAACACCTGACTCACAGCATCTTTCAGTGTTGATGCAAAACTTTCTCTGCGAAAATGATGCAAGTTTACCAGGTAATCAGCAATGGTATCTTTGCCTGAACCAATAAATCCACAGATGCCAATGATCATTTGAGTTCCTTTACGTTGAGGTGTCGAAGTGTATTTTGTAGCATACCAATTTGTCTGCGGCAGTCTTCTAGTGCATGATGGCTTGTGGGCGGTATGGGTTGATCTGGCCACAGGCTAAACACAGTTCTCGAATCTCGCACCTGATAGTATTTCCAAGGCAGAGATTTACCATAACTCTTGTAGGCATGCTCAAGAATGTTCATGTCGTAAGTGGGGCCTTGACTCCAGATTAGATTGGAGTGCCAAATCAATCGTCCCAGTTCATCCAGTGCTTGATCCAAGGGAATTCGATCTTGTTCACCAAATGCTTCTTCACGGGCATGTTCGGGCTGAGTGGCCCACCAGGCTATTGTGCCATCGTCAATCACACGATTTTCCTGGCTTTCCAGGGTGACTCTAGCATAGTAATGTCGGTCATACCAACCTGAGCCAAACGGATCAAATGTCTGTGCGGCTATGGTAAGAATAGTAGTGTCAGGGCCAGTTGCTAGGCCCTCAAGATCAATCATCAGGTGCATTTAATGATTGTAACACAATCGCAACAGATTGTCTAGTGTGCTTTAGCCAATTACCCAGGTAAGTGGCTGACTGCCATCCACATACATTTTGAGTTCTTCAATTTTGGCATCCATGATGGCTTGCCCTTCTGACTTCATTGCGGCACCGTTTAGAGTACCACCACCTTGAGGTCCAGCGATGGTGCCAAACTTCTCACGGGCTTCACCAATGATCATTTTACAAGCACCTACCATGTAGTCCCGAATCCACTGCTGGATTTGGTAGTCACTGAGCAATTGAATTTCAGGTTTGGTTTGATATACCCAAAGAAGCACATTTTCGCCAGTGCCTTTTGGATCACGGATCAGTTGCAGTTTCTTTGTGACAGGATTCCAGGTATAGTTCATGTAGGCACCGAACATGCGTCCAGCCAGTTCCACATACTGTGAATAGAAGTCATATGTAGCAAGACCGCCTGCTACGTTGAAGTTCATGAGGTAAACGTTGATTGACGCTTGTGCAAACGGATCAAAGTTTGATGCAAATGGTCCAGTTGAGTCGCCGAATGTTCTGCGGAATATTTGGCGTACACTATACACTTCTTGTGGCAAGGTATATATGTTCATGTCCCGTATCAACTCCATGAAGATGTAGGCTTCTTCGTAGGCGTTGTTGGCACGTTGACGATAGGTACCTATGGTCTTCTGGTATGCCGCTTCGTAGTGTGCAGGGTCTAATTCAAGATCAATAATTTGATCACCCATGGTTAATTTGCAATACTCAATAAGGTTTTGCTTTAACTCAGGTAATGTATTTTGTTCAGCCATTGGGGGAACTCCGTTCCCCCTTATTTACCAGGCTTTGAGAATGATCAAGTTCTCAGTACCACGGGCGTTCCAGGGCGTTTCTGTAGTGGTTAGATCCTTGTAGACTTTTCTAGCGGCTGGCTTGCCTGCGGCTTGTATGGCCCGGACCACATCTGCTGGCTTGCGTACAGTTTTTTGTAGGGTATCCACAGTGCTGTATCCAATCACACTGTTGTTCTTGATAGTAAACGCCTGCGTATGACTGTCTGCTACCACGTGGATCAACTTGCGTTTCTTGGTATCGTACAACCATGCTTCGGCCTTGTCTACCAGACTTGCGGCTGCCAAACCTTTGAGTTTGAGTTCAGCAAACTCCAAAACGTGTTTGAACTTGGCCGCACGTTTTTCTGGAGGTACTGCCCGGACCTTGCGTGGCTTGCGCTCCACTTTCTTGATCTGTACATAAGCACCACAGTCGTTGACCACTGTTTCGCAAAACTTTACACAATTACGCAATTGGATCTTGGTCAAGTAGGAATATGCTTCGACCAACAGCGGATCCTTGCCCGCCACTGCTTCTTCAAATTCTGCCAATTTGCGTTTCCAACGATTGGCAATTTCGCTAATCATCTGTGGTGCCACATTCATGCCACGCATGACTGTGATGGGTTTGTAGTCTGCTGACATTCGGGCACCAGACGTCATGAATTCGTCAAACAGGCCGTCCAATTCAGCCGCACACTCGCCCATTTTTTCTCTCAAGCGATCTTGAATGTTGGGCTTGGCCGGGCCTTCCGGAGCCGGCTCAGCGTCCACTTCCACTGTTTGTTTGCTGGTTAGTATTTCTTTCAGCAGATTGTCCAGTTTGATTTGTTCTGTTTCACTCAGTTCCAGGCCAACCATTTTCATACGACACAACCAGCCTGTGGTCAGTCGTATGGCCGAATCTGGAATACTTTTTAGTACTCGCACATCTGCCTTGCGGTCTTGTGACTCCAAATAGTTCACGATCATGTCACGGGCATCTTTTTTGCCGTAGAAATAATTGTACCATGAGAATGCTTTGCTTAAAGCACTGATGCGATTGTCTGTGGGTTGCGTTTTCCATGGGGGTTCTCCGCCCATGACATTGGTATCGGAACTACGGGGGTTTAGCAATCGAACGGGTTTCATCAGGGCTCCTTTAGGATCAATACAGTAATTATAGCACTTTGGGATTTAATGGTCAACCGCCCATAAATACTCTACTATGCCACGCCTAAGCCTATACCGCCCTAACCGAACCCGCGATTACCAATTCCTGGATCGCACAATCTCCGAAATGTACACTGTGGGGGGAATGGATATTTTCCTGCACAAGTACATGGGACCGCAAACTGGCGGTGAGGATTCGGCGTTTTCCGGCAACGGCGATGCCACACAACCCGTTTACGACACCTTGGATCCGTTAAACATCCAAGACTTGTTGTTGCTGGAAAACCGTGACAGAATATATGATCAAGATGTCTATGTCATGCGTGGGGTGTACAATCATCAAGACATTGACTTTGACCTAACACAATTTGGCTTGTTCTTGAACAACGATACCTTGTTTATCACATTCCACTTCAACGACATGATTGACAGTCTGGGACGCAAGATCATGAACGGTGATGTACTAGAAGTGCCCAACTTAAAAGATTACTATCCGCTGAACCAGGCCATCCCTCAACCCTTGCCACGCTATTATGTGGTTCAAGACGCTGACTATGCTACTGAAGGCATGAGTCAAACATGGTTGCCACACACCTGGCGTGTGAAGGCCACCCCAATGACCAATAATCAAGAGTTCAAGGACATTCTCAAGAAACCTGTGGTGTCAGAAAATATCTGGGATCCGGGCAACTTCTACCCCACAGGTTGGGTTACCAACTATGGCGATGTATATTATCGTGCCCGACAAAATACTCCTGCTGGTACAGAGATTACCAACACTGACTATTGGGAATTGTATACTCCACCTACACAAAGCGAAGTGTTCAGTACCCGTCCCAAAGATAATCAAATTAATGATGCTATTCTCACACAAGCAGATGTGGAAGTACC